CCAAGACGTGTTGTTGGTGATAATGTTGCATCAGATGCTGTTGCACCTTCAACTGCAGCATTAGAACCATTAACAGCTGCTAGGCTGTCTGTTTGCCACTCATGGAGAACGCCAGTAGCTTTTGTTTTGCCAACTGATGACATGAATGGTGTTTCTGTTGGAGAAATGTTATAGATAACGTCTGTTAAATCTTCACGTTGACCTATAGCGGTATAGGTTTGATATGTTGCCATGTTTTATTCTTCTTTCTATTCTAAAAATTGTTCAAATAAAGCTGCTGCGTCACGGACATGTCCGCTGTTACGCAACTGTGCTTTCTGTTTTTTAATGGTTTCTGTGTTATTACTACTTGTAGCAGATCCAGCCTTCAGCATCTTTGGTGCTTCAGAAACTTTCTTTGTTACAGCAGGTTTTGATTTTTGAAGCTTGTCATACATCATTGCCTTGTGTAGAGTAATAACGTGCCTAGAATCATAGACGCTAGATAACTCTGCATCTGTAAAACCAAGCGATTTGCCATAATTGCGAATCTCGTTACGGAGGTTTTCGCCTTTAGCAGGGTCTGAAAACTCTGGTAAGACTTGCGTTAATTTTTGTGCTTCCTGTGCAACTCTATCTTGCATGGCACGAGCAGTTTCAGATTGTTGCAATTGTGCAATTCTTATTTGCTCTGCTCTTATAGCAGCGAGTTGTTCTTTCTTTTCAGAAAGTTCAGCAACTTTAACAGCATATCCTATAGGGTCGTTTTCTTTGAGGTATGTTAAATCCTCATTAGGCGTTTGTTGCACTATAAATTCTTCTATAGCTTGCAAACGTTGAGCATATGTGTCTCGAACTTGCTTTGCCTCTTCAATAGCTTTACGTTCAGCCTCAACGACTTTACGTTGTTCAGCTACTTCTGTGGTCTTTTTGGTGTAATCAGCACCAAGTTGATAACCTTTAATTAATTCATCGAGGGTAACATCTTTTTCTTCACCAGCCGCCTTTACTTTAAAAGTCTGGGGGAGTTCCTCTTCTTCAACTTCAGTTTCCTCTTGTTCTTCAGCATCACCTTCTGCTTCAGTTTGTTCAACTTCTTCAGTTTGTGGCTCTGCTTCTTGAGCTTCTGCTTCTACTTGTTTTTCTTCCCCACCTTCTGGTTGACCTTGTGGTGCCTCTTGTGGTTCTAATAGACTTTCAAAAGCATTGGCTGCTTGATTTACTGTAAGCTCGCCACTTCCAGAATTTTCTGGAGTCATGGTTGTTTCACTCATTTTTATTTCCTATAATCCTCTAGGGGAGGTTACCCATTTTAGAAATGTCTAAAATATCTTCCATGCTTTACTTTTAATTTCGCTAGTTTTAGCGATTGATTCCAAGTAAGACATAAGTTCGTTATAACAAGCTAATCTTTGATATGCTTGTTCTCTAATATGTGACTCTTCTTGACTTGAGTACATAATAGTTTGTAATTGATTTTCTTGTAGTTCTTTAATTACAGATTGAAAATGTTCGTCATTAAGTATGCCAGTAATAGCGTCTACTTTATTGGACATTGTTATTTCCCTGTGTCATGTTGTTAATAGTATTTAAAGCATCTACAATAGATTTAGTATTAGCACCACGAGTTTGTTCTGCTTGGTTAGCAGCATCAGCTTCAATCTTTAATTGTTTAAGAGCTAATTCAGTATTTTGTTTTAGTTCTTGTTGTTGAAGTTCTAATGCTTTGCGAGCATTTTCTAATTGCATTTGCTCACGTTCTAATTCAAGTTTTGCAGCTTCAGTTTGAGCACGAATCATTGCTTTTTCACGTTCAACTTGAGCCAACACCTTTGCAGCTTCTGTATTAGGATCTGGTTTTGGTGGTTGTGGTTGTGAGAGAATTGCATTTTGCTCTGGTGTAATCTCATTCATGAATTGTGCAGCATCTTTAAATCCAGCCATGTTAATAAATTTGGCTAATGTATTGCGATATTGCATTAAGTTCACTAATGGATTAGATAAACCATATTGCTGAATGATTTGCTCTTGTTTTTGCAAGATCATTTGCATTGTTGTTAATTGTTCTTGACGAGTGCCTGTACCTAAACCTACATTAATAGATACATTATATTGGTCATTCCATTCACGAGGATTAAATGGTACAAATTTGCCATTTATACGCACTAAACGCTCTTTATCTTGATATTTGCATAGTAAGTGTAGGATTCCTTTGAAAAGCGATTTAACACCTGTTTCTGCAAAGATACGGGCTATTAATTCAAGCTTTCCTGCACTTGCTTGTGACATTGCTGACACAGCAGCAGCTGTTACGTTTTGTAATATGTTAGGATCAATACCATTTTGTGAATCTGATACACCTGTACGTCTAGATTGAACACCATCTAGGTATTCAAGCATTGGGAATGAGCCAGATGTTGTAGGAGCTACAGTAAGTGGTACTAATGCGTTAGGATTCTTCAATCTAACAACACCACCAGCTGTAGATGTCAATAAATCATCAAGGTTTACTTGACCTTCTACTGCACCAACACGATAATTGTTAGTTAAATAGAGATTATCTAACATTTGACGTAAAACAGTAGACTTAATAAGCTGTAAATCAAGTGCACGATCAGCTAAAGACTGTCCATAGAACTTATGTGGAATAGGAATTGGGCAAAGTGAGTGGAATGGAACATAATCACATTCTTCATCTTCTAAAATTTCGTTAGAAGCATATACAATGCGTCTTAATTCAGCAATACCGTCATTATTATAGTCAACTTTTATGTAACATTCATAAACTTCTACTACTTCCATTGACTGATCTTGTGAACCCATTGAATTTGGCTGTTCACCTTGTGAATAACGAGCAATTCTATCTGGACTAAACTCTAAAGTATCACCAGATTCTAAAGAATCTACTACTTTTTTGCTAAATCCCATAGCAACTAACTCTGAACGAGTCAACATTCTACGGTGTGCTACAAATGGTGAGTCTTGAATAGTTCTAGCACGTTTAGAAATAAGAAATTCTTCTGGTGGAACGTTTTCTACAACTACTTTTCCATCTTTTTTAGTCTTTTTAATCTTAACACTGTGTGAACGATTAGTTCTTGACATACCTGTAAAGTCGTCAACAATCGTTGTTTCATCTGTTTCTTGGCTAACAACCTCGACTTCTGGGTCAGAGAGTAGCATGAGTAGCTCATCATCGCTTAAATTCTCATATTTTTCTTTAGTAACATCAATTTTTTCGTCCCAATACGCTTTTACTACGCCTGTTTTTTGTAAAAGTGCGTCTTTGAACCAGTTATGTAAAATTAAAAAGCCATCATTGTCACGATAGAATACCCAGTTACAATATTCTGTAGCTTGTTGTGCAAAAGGTTCATCACCATCGTTTACAGGTTGAAATTCAACCACACCGTCTGTAGATGTAAATACACGAATAAGTTGAGGCAATGCTCCGTCTACAACTTCTGCCACTTCACCTGTGACAATTTGTGATTTTCCTTCTACTTCGTTACCATATGGCTCACGAAGATAGTATTCAAGTGCTTGTTGACGTTCTGCAACTGTGTCTGTTTCGACATAGCCAATAGAATCATCAATTTCTGACTCGATAATGCTTTTTAATTTGTTAATATCCATTAAACTATCCATTTAGTGTTTATGTTAATAGGTCTATTCCATTCTTCAGCTGGACTTTCATCTAAACCTGTTGCTAGGTATCTAAAAGAGTCTGCAGCATGAGATGACCAATCGTGAAGTGGTCTGTCGTGGAATACTGCTCTTTTTTCATCATAGTGTCTACGATAATTACGAAGAGCATCTAAACCTTGTTTTGTTTTGGGATCAAACCAACAACGTGGAATTATTCTCCTGACTGCTTGTATGCCATCCATAACATTAAGGCGAGGAGCAGTAACAATTGATAATCCTGCATCTTCTAAAGTCTCCTTACGAGATTTACCAGTGCCTAATTCTCTAACCTCCACGTCATGTGGAAGTATGTGAGTAAAATGTGCATAATCATTATCTCTTAACCATTGCACATAGTAATCAAGTCCTTGACCATGATTTTCCATATAGTCAATAAGACGTATTTCTTTACCTGTAAGTTGAGCTACCCAAATAGATGTTGAATCAGATATACCCAAGTCCCAAGAGGTGTAACTACGACACAAGTCATCACGAGGTATCTCTGTAATGTGTGCTTTCTCTTCTATTTCATTTATAAGTTTAGAGTAGAAAGAGCCTTCTACAGGAGCGTTAAAAGAACACTCAAACTCTTGCATAAACTTATCTTCGCCCATTTCAAGACGAGCAGCTGTAAGTTCTTGTTCGTTTAGTAATTTTGTATCACTAGATTTAAATTCTAGTAATTTCCATCCTTGTCCTTCAGCAGCACGATCTCGTAAACCTCTGAAATGATTGTTGCCTTTTGGTGTTCCCATCGCAACACAAAAACCTAGTCGGTCTGTAAGAGCTGGGCGAATAATATCACTAAATACTGAAGGATTTATATTTCCTACTTCGTCTATTACAGCACCATCTAGATAGATACCACGAAGAGAATCTGGGTTATCTGCACCATAAAGTGAGATACGTCTACCCATGAAGTCTACACGAAGTTCAGCAATGTTTACTTTAGCACCTAGAGGTCTTGTATAATTAACAAGGTAATCCCATGCAATACGTTTAGATTGGTTATAGGTGGGTGCTACATAAGCGTATCTAGGATCTTTTTTAGTACAAGTGAGTGCACTATGGATCAGCTGATTAATTGCTGAAACTGTTTTTCCCATACGTCTGTGTGCTACTACGACCACAAACCTATTATCTTTAACTGCATTGTGTATCAGTTTTTGGGGGACTCGTGGTCTATACCCAGTATCTAAAGTTTTTTGCGACTCCATATAGGGTCATCGCCTCCTACAAGTGATGTGTAATATCTGTGATTAAATAAAGATAAATAATAATTGCCAAAATGATAAAATAAATAACATTTTAATCTTCTTCGTAATCTTCTGATTCTTTATTTCCGTTTTCAAATTTAGCCATGATAAGCATTTGTTTTTGTGCTGTAGTAAGCGGTTTTGTAATTGGACCGCCTACTAACCACGCAGAACAAGTTCTGTCAGCAGCACATTTAAATTCAAACAATTCACAATAGCCTAATTCAGCACTATCTACGACTTCGTTTGCATATGTTTCATCATTTGATTCTTCACCTTGTATGCCACTCACTATGCAGTCCATCATTTCAGGAGTCTGTATAAAGGCAGAACAATTACCGCATCGCATTGTTTTAGCATTGTCTACAGAGGTTGCCCACTCTTCTGCTCTTTTATTCCAAAATTCTGTATCTTCTACTTCAGGATTTGCAGGACCATAACCTACGTTTTTAAAAGCCCAATCACGATTCTTAAGATTGAGTTTAATATCATGTGTAACAATAGGACATTTCATTTCTTTTTATTCCTTGCTGAAATAGCTTTAGCTTTTGCTTTAGCATCTGCTTTAGATGAAGCTCCCCATGCTTTTAAAGATAACAATAGTCTGGTAGGTTCACCGTTAGGTTTACGTTCTGGTCCAGCCATATTACCCATACGAGCTAGGAAAGATGCACGTCTAGGATTATCACCTGATTTTACAGGAGCCTTTAGATGACCGCCTGTTGCTTTATTATAAGATGCACGACCTTTAGCGTTAAGTCCGCCTTTAGGATTCTTGCCTTCTTTTTTTTTGCCAAGCAGCACTCATTTTTTTTTCGCAGTCTTTGCTGATTGTTTAAAAGCTTTAGCAGTAGGTGCACCTTTAGATCCTACCTTACGCATCTTCTCACCAGAACCTTCGGCTATGCGTTTGCGTTTAGCATGGATGTTTGCGTAGAGTCCTCTCATCTGTATCCTAACATTCTTAAAAGTGAACTTAAGTCCATAGGTTGTTGTACAGACATACCACCTGCTTGTGGTGGAATATTAGTCATGGTGTTACCTAGTGGATTAGTTTGTTGATAATAAGGCACTGCTTGTGGATTAGACATATAAGCATTTTGTCTAGAAAACTCATCCATTTGTCTTTGCATCATTAACTGATTAATTCTAGCTGCTTCAGCATCTGATAATTGACCAGTGCCACCTATAGAACTCATAAGTCTTTCTCTTTCTAATTGTGCCATGTAGTCGTTAGCTGTGTTTTTAGCAGCTACTTGCTCTGGAGTTAGAGTAACGTTTCTTAATTGTTCTTGCAATTGTTCTAAAATTGTTTTCGCCATAATTTTTGCCTACTGCCGTTTTAAAAAATGTTATAAAACCTTTTCTACATAAAAAGGGGGGTGGGGTCTATTCTATTCCTGTGATGATTTTTACTTCTACAGGTGTTCCATCAGGATTACCACTAATCTCATGCTGTGTAGATTCTTTCCAACGTGCACGAGACTTCAACCAGAAGATCATTGCTGTGGTGTTGCCTTCTTTAGCTTGTTTAAATAAAGTCTCTGCAACAGATGCGTTAGCCTCAATACGTCC